TAATTGTAGATGGCTTTATAAATTTACAAATCAATCGTAATATAAAACCAGCATTGGTTGTTGAAGTAGAACTAGCATAATCTTGTGCTGCATTGTCTAATGACTCTTTTATAGGGTCTGGAATTCTATCTAAATCTGCCATTTTTATTTTATTTAAAAATTTCATAATACGTTTTATTATTGTCATTTTTTTTGCCTTTTAAAATTTGCTTTCTATTATGTATTTTAGAATAAGAAACGTGTACCCAATCTGGCTCTTTGTCATTTCCAAATTCCCAAATTAGTTGGTCGAAGTCTAAATTCTTTTTTATGTAATCAAAAATTTCTTTGTTGCTAGGTTTCTTACCGGACATATCAATATCCATAGCTTGACCTCCGCAATGCTGACTAGTAGAACTTCCTCCTACGGCAACATTTAGAGGTATTCCTCTCCATACACTACTTACAGAAATTGGAGTATTAAAATGCTCTCTAATTGGCTCAAATACTTTTTCAGCTAATATCTTCATATTTTCAATTGCATCTAAATTTGGATTATTGTTTACAATTCCTAATCTATCAGCAGTTGCTGAATGTGTACATTCTTCAAATGAAAGGTGTTTACTTATCTGCATTCTCTTTTTTTGTTAAAAGTTTAAATATCATAATGATTGTGTAAATTATTGAAAGCGACAATAAAAAAAGTCTCATTCCATTTTCAATATTTGTAAAAGATAGTCCAAATGTTGCTCCATTTACCGCCATCACTTTTATGTGTTCTTGAGTCATTTTAAATCTTTATTTTTTTGAAAGTCCAACAATTTTTTAATATTTGAATTCTTTATTTTATATACTTTTTTTATACTTATTTCTAATTGACCAGTTTCTAATTTTAACTCGCTTTGTTTTATATTTTTATTCTCTTTCATAAAAAAATATTTATAAAACCCAGCTTACTGGATTAGGTTTTCTATCTGGAAACATATCAGCATTTCTATTCTGCCAATATTCCGGAAACATACTACTGGCATAAATACCCATATAGTCCACAAATCTTTGAGAATAAAAGTCAGCAAATGTTCTATGCTTTTGAACAAGCAAATCTAACTCTTCTTTTGTTGTGCTTTCACTATTTTCTGTTTTATGTTTAAAAACTCCACCATTTCTAATTTGATAATTAGCAAAAGGTAAGTAATCAATTAAAGAATAGTGAATTAACATTGGTTGTATGTAATCTGTAACTAAATTTAAATAATCACCAGATAAAGTGTTATTTGTTATTTTATTTGTGATAGAATTGTAAAGTTGTGTTCCTAAATAATTCTGAACGTGCATTTGCTGTGCTATCTTTATAAAATTTAAAAAAAGGTCAACATCAACATTTCCATTAATGATGGAGTTTTGCTTTAGGTCGTTTGGTGTGATAAATAATGTCGTTGCCATAGTTAGTTGTTATATTTCCAAAAGTCGTTATACTCGCTAGCTATCTGTGCCACCTCTATTGGATTAGTTGGGAATTCAAACTCGCCTCTTAAATTAGGCAGAATTCCTTTAATTATTCTTCTGGCCTCATTAACTGATACTTCTTGGTCATTAATTTGCATAAATACTTTACGCATCCACCAGTGTTTACAGTTAACACCGCCTTTATAAAGAAACAAATTATAGCTTGATGCTCCTTCAATTCCAAATCCGGGATTGTTTGTTAAATCTTGGTCTAGGTCTTCATAACGATAAAGTAAATTAGCTGACATCATCTTTTGGCAAAATTCTCTTTCTGGAGATTGACTTCCAACGTACTGGTATCTTACTTTGAATAATAAATTGTCTTGTTCGCTATCATCTCCAGCAGTACTTGGAATAACACTAGCTAAACTAATCTTTTTTAGTTGAGAATTTAAATGCTTGTCATTTTCGTTTGACGGCCTAATATCAACCAGCATCCAATTATCTTTTTTTTGTTCTCCTTTTAAGTTTGCTAATATTTGTTTTCCTAACTCGGTGTCTAAACTTGGAACATTAAGTTGTGGATTGATTTGTGTTGGATTTAACGCATTATTATTGTCTAATGGTATATTTGTTGGTTCTTCAAAAGATAATGGCTGTAATGTCTTAAAATAAAGATTTAATGAAATATTATTAAAAGCCAGTATTTTTTTTAAATATTTAATTATTAAATTTTGAAACGGTCTAATTACTGTATTGTCCATTAAAATAGATGCAGTCTTTAATTCATCTGCATTATTACCAAATCCAGTAGTATCTTTAATACCTAATAACATTGGAGAGATAACTCGATGCGATACCATAATCTTTCGCATAGACTCATCAGATAAAAATTGATATTGATTATGAGCATCAGATAATTGTACTGGCTCTATTGTAGCACCGTAGGTATTGTTATCATTAAAAGATAATATAAATCTACCGGCATTGGAAGTCCCAGCAAATTTAGCTTGAATGTCTCTTTCAATTTGTTTCTGCTCTGTTTCAGTAGGCCTTCCGTTATTAAAATTAATTAACATTGATGGAGCTAGGCCATTAAGCACATTATTTAAATGATAATTTGAAATTTCCTCCTCAAGCTCGCAATACTGTAATCCGCCTTGACTGTCTACTGGTGAATAGTAATAAAATCCAGTTTTATATGGCTTTATGTAAAGTATCTCTTCAGACTCTTCGCTTGTACCAAATGCCGGAATTGGAAGTGGCTTGTTTTGATAATTAACGTCTAACCAATTTTCAGAATAATAATAAAATTCTACATCTCCATCTTCATTACATTTACCACTTCTTAAAGTTTCAACTGGCCAATGATTACATTCTACAATTCTAGTTCTATCAACAGAATAAACGACTTGAATAGCACACTGCCCCATAGCTTTTAAGTCATAGCACAATCTTTCAACTGTATCATCATCAAATAAAAGCATAGCTTGTGCATAGTCGTCTGGTTTAATTAGTTTATCTGTACTATCTAAACCTTTTCCAAATATCATTTGGCTAATACCATTTACAATAGCATTATTAGTCGGACTACCATTAATTCTATCTTGTAAGTAACCAAAATAATCATTGTCTTCTCCATAAGCAATCCATTCTTGATTTCTAACTTCGACAATTTTTGGAGATGTATAACTAGATAAATTAACAATACTAATTGATGATTTTTTATTTTGTTCTACTTTTAATTCTAGTTTCTTTGTCATATTGTGATGTAACTATTGTTGTTAATGGTTGGTGTAATATACTGTCCATTATTAATTGAAAATGTATCTATATTTTGATTTGTACAAAATATTCTATCTTTATAAATTACATTACTATTCATAATAAGTTTATAATTGTAAAAAGTATTATTTAATAAAAAATTTAAAGTTACATTTAAAAATAAAATATCAGAACTATAACTATAAGAATTAACTGAAACTGTATAAATCTGCTTTGTAGTTTCATTTTCTACAACAATAGATAAACTATCAGATACTAAGATAGTAGCAATTGATTTTAATGTTTGTGATGCATTTGTATTTATGATTGTCATATAAGTATAACGATAAAATTAAAAATTTTGCAAAAAAAAGAGTGATAAACTAATACCACTCTTTTTTTTTCTTTGCAAAGACTTAAATCTATGCTGGAGTAATTTGTGTTGGTGTACCACCTCCAGCAATTTTACTAGTTACTAATGATGCAGTTACAAATTGTGCCATTAATGGCTCTTGTCCAGAGATTGTTAATGAGTAACCATTCATATCTCCCAACGCCACTCCGCTAGAAATTGTCCCAGTAGTATTAGTTCCTCTTGTCATTCCTACTGCTAAATAATTACCATTATTATCTTGAACAAATACGTGAGGTCTATTTGTAATTACTTTTTGTAATTCTAATTGTGTTAAAGGGTCTAATTTTGTTAAAACCAAAGTTAATACTTGGTCATAAAAAGTAGTACCGTTATTTTCATCAGAATTAATTGTTTGCTCTAACCCGGATGCACTCTTTACATCATATTGATATAAAGTATAACCAGTGTTTGCAAATGCAGTTACATATCCAGTTGCTCCTATTGTTGCAGTTCCTAAAGTTCCATATTCTGCAAGGTAAATTGCTTTTATACCACCTACGGCATCTTTACAAGCTAATTTACGTCCAGTTGTTAATGTACAAGCCATATTGTTATTTTTTAAAAATTAATAGTTAAAAAGGGTGTTTCCACCCCTTTAAATTACAATGAAGAATATACTACTGAATCTGAACCAAAACCTACTTGAAGTCCTTGAGTCCATCTCATAATAAATCTCACATTTTTAGAACCGTCAATATCAGCCATATCTATCAATTTTACTAAATTGTAGTCGTCTAATAAACCAGTACCGAAGTAAAGATTTTCAGTTGTAGTCAATACCATAGCATTTCCACTATCTACAAAGTTCAAACCATTAGCTACAAATACTGGAACTCCATCAAAACTCAATGCACCACCAGCAGTGTACCATTGTGTTCCTTGTGCGTTTAAACCATTTGCTCCAATGTTTGTAGCATAACCTCCTAAAGCAGCTACGTATGCTTTTGCAATTTTTTGTGAAACATATAATTTCAATCCCTCTGTGCCATAAATACCTTGTGGACAAACTGAAATAACTGACCTCATTTGTGCAATTACATTAGTAGCATCGATAGTAGTTGATGTAACTTTTACTGCTGGATTCAAAGTATCATTTACCAATAAATAAGGTAAACCATTTGTAGCATTCCAAATAAAAGTTTCAGTCGCTAATGCAACATCTTTTAAAATTTTACCAATAAAGAAGTCAGAAAATGAAGCTGGAATTACATCGAATGCAGAATATCCCATTTTTGCTGCATCCCAATCGCTCACAAATGGAGTCTTACAAAGTTGCAAGTTCACTTGCTTTTCTGCAACTGTTAAAACTTTTTCATTCAAGTTTACTACTCCACTATCGTCAAAATCACAAGTTGCATCTTGAATAATGTTACTAGAAGTTAATGTTTTTACTACTTCTTTATACTTAATATTTGGCCTTACTGTAATACCATTGTTAGCAATAGTATTTGCAGATAAAATTGCGGCTGCAATATAATCTCCAGCAAATTCTCCAGCATAACTAGTGCTGATGTTGTTTACTGTACTTAATTTTGTGTTTCTTAAATTTCTCATTTTAATTTATATTTTTTTTTCGTTAATTGATTATGATTCCGATACCCACACTCCTTGTCCAGCAGTAATATACCACGCACCCACTGCGATAGCTTTAATGGTAACAAAATCTCCTTTTTTAGAAGTTGCTTTTGTATTTATCCATTTTTTTGCTACTGTTCCACTTGCTCTGTTCATAGATGCAGTTGAACCAGTTACAAAAGGAAAGCAACCGAAAAATGCATCTGTTGAAGCTGGTGCTAATGTGATAATATTGTTTGCATCTGCTCCAGTATTACGGAATGTAAATTCCATACCTAAATTGTCAGCTGAAATAGTTGGTAAAGTGATTGTTAATGCGTCAGTAGCAATAGAATAGTCTTTTGTGCTATTACCTTCTGAAATAGAAACTGATGTTGTTAATACGTTAGTAGCTCTTCTCTCACGAACTACTTGATTTGAAATTGAATTTGCCATTTTTATTATTTATTTTTTTGATTAATTATTATACGACTTTAGCGTAAATTGTTACCGATACTAAATAGCTTGGTGTTGTTCCACTTAATAAATATGTAGTATCAGTTGAATTTGCTAAAGCTAAATTTGTTGTTAAATTTGTTATTACTGCGTATGCCGTTACCGTTTTTGATGCTACTGTAAAATCTGCACTCAATAATGTACTAACTGCACTATTTGTAGCAGTAACAATAGCAGTCATTGTAGCAGATGCAGTAGATGTAGCAGTTCCAGAAAATGTTAATGTAATTACTTTTGAATTTTGGTAATTATAATCTGAAACTGGAGTTACTGTTGGTGCAGTATAACCACTAGGCAACCTATCAATAGGTAGTCCGTTTTGTGTGCCATTTAAAGTTAGTGCCATTTTTTAGTTATTAATGTTAGCTAATCTTGCAAAAATCAAAGATTGTGGATCGTGTTTAGCAGATTTTAATTCTACTTTTTGTTCAGTTGGTTTATGTGTCAAAGGTTTTCTAGCTTTTTGAGTTGAAAGTGTTTCTTTCATTGCTACTTGGCCACCACTTAAAGCATCAATTTTAGCTTGTAAATCATCTAACTTTGGTTGTATAGCATCTACAACTGCTGTTAAAATTTCTTCTAGTGTAGCTGGAACTTCTGCCATTTCAACCTCTTTATTTTTACCAGCTTCAACTTGTGCTTGTGGTGTATTTGGCATTGCTATTTCTCCAATTACTCCAATTTCGTAAACCTCGATAACCATTCCATCTGCCATAACATATTCTCCAATTTCTAATGGATTTTTGTTTTCTCCATCAATAGAAAAGATTGGACTTCCAACTGTAAACGCATCAGCTTCTACCACTGTTCCGTTTTCTAAAGTCATTTGTTCTAACTTTACTTTTCTATTTAGTAAAGCATTAATTCTGCTTAAAATTTCTGTGTTTTTCATTGTTGTTTATTTATATTCTTGTTAATGTATTATAAAAATCAACTGCTGAAGTATTAACATCTTTAAAATTACTTGATAAGTCTGGTAATGAATTATCATAATTAATTCCTAAACTATCTAATTCATTTGCAGTCTGTAAATATTTATTTTCATAATCACTATATTTACTAGATGCATCTTGAATTATAGTAATTAAATCACTAGCTAAAATTGCTACTTGATTTATAATATCAGATACATCTCTATCATAAGTATCAATTACTAATGCAGTCTGTTGTGAAATATCTACTAATGTACCTTGAACTTCTTTAATAGCATCTTCGATAGCACCTAGATTTTCTTTTCTTGCTTCTCTTACTTGTTTAATTTTGTTTAGCATTGCTAAAACCTTTGCTTGTGTTTCCATAATTGTATAACGATTTAATTAATTTTTTTGCATTTTTAGTTGTAAAATTCTTTTGTTTCAAAATTATAAAAGTTTCCAGTTGGTTCTCCTTCTATTAAAATTTCATTTTCTGTAATTTCAACTTCTCCAAAAAATGATTTTAAAACTTGTCCCGTATTTTTATCTATTACTGTTTTCATATTAATTTGTTACTAAAAAATTTGATTGAAATACTGTATCGGTAGCACTTGCTAATTGTAATGTGGTAGAAATATAATTATTTACTGTTGGGTCAAAAGCAACGTTACTAAAAGCTATGACTAATGTTCCAACATCAGTTGCAATAGTTGATGTTGGTGCTAAACATCTTATATTACCACCTCTTATAGTTAATGAACTTCTAGTCATTACACCAGCAAGATTACTAGCTACTATACTTAAAGCTGCAATAGTTGTAGCTCCAGAACCATTAGCGTTAGTTCCTACTTTAACTCTCATTGTGGCAGTTCCTACCGTTCCACTTTTTTCAGCCGTAAAAGATGCAATTCTCATCATATCATTAGCTGAAAACGTATTGGCTGGAATCAAATAAGTTCCTATTATTTGCTCAGTAGTATTTCCAGTAATTGTTGAACTTTGCGTTACATCTCTAACGATTGTTTTAATTCTACTATTCCAACTTGTTGCACTTGCTATTCTATTGTCTGCAATACTTACGCCATTCCACGTTGCATCTATAATTGAACCAGCGTATTTTAAAGTATTAGTTGACCACTCTACATTTGACGGTGCTTGTTCGTGACGTTCCCAAACACCAGCACTAATTGAATTATCTAATAATGAAATTTCAGTATAGCCACCACTTGGCACACTTGCTACTAAAGTGTTTGAATTATTATTAATAGAAATAGCTCCACTTGATTGATTATTATTAAAATAATAAATTGTTCCTTTTTGTAAAGTTGTTGCGTCTGGTAGCTTAATTGTTTGTCCACCACTACCAGTTACTAAATAACTTGGTACACTTGTAACAGTTAATATAACGTCTGTTGCACTTGCTACAATAGATACAAAACCACTAAATACATTATTAACTTTTAGATTTTTTGTGCCTAAATTTAAATCTTGTGATGCTCCACTATAAGGAACTATACCATTTGTTGAGAATGTAACTGTATCATTAACATCATCATAAGTCAATAGAATGTTGCTACCAGCTATTGCGTAATTTTTAAAATTTTTATTTGCCATATACTAAATTATCGTCTTTTTGTGTTGTTAAATTTAATGCTTTGTTACTTGTTAAATAATATGTTTCAATTCTGTAAATAACTCCTATTCCTTGTGCTATCATAGAACCATCACAACATTTTACACTGTATGTATTATCATCGCACAAACAACCTCTAGCACCATTTTTTGGACTTGTCCTACTAGGAGTTTTAAATCTGTTACTTTTAGTTGCCATTAATCAATGATTTTATTTCTAGTAATTCTAAACCAGCTAATATTTCATTTTCAATATCTTGATTATTACTTTTCATAGCAGTAGGTATTTTATCAGCAAAATATCCCTCTATGCTAAATCCTTTTACCTCTCCAGTTTTTATATAATCATTCCAAATATTTTCATTATCTACTTTAATGCTTCCCATCCACGTGCCTACTGGTACATTTAAATTGTATAGATTAGACTTATCTTTTTCTAGGTCTTCTACAATCCAACTTTCAACCATAGTCAAACCAGATATTTTTTCCATATGTTCAAAAGTAGCATTAGATTGGTTTCCATTTTTAAAAAACATTTCCATACATTTTCTAATAGTATCTTTGCTAAACCAAATCATATATTCTCCACTGTCGTCTTTTCTATAAATTTGTTTTTCTGGAACTAATAATGCTCCCATAATAATTTTCTTTTCAGAACTTACTTGTGCAAATTTTACTTCTCTAGACTGCTCTTTTAGAGTTATCCAATTTTCTTCAATGGCTGGTGATTCCACAATTGAAATAGCGTCTATTCCACTTAACTCCATTGTCTCATCAATTATTAATTCAATTACTTTCATATCTATATAACGTATTTATTTTTAATTTTGTTTTTATCCCAATGTAGCAGTATTTACTATATTTCTATCTAATGCTTGTTGAGTGCTTACGTCTTTACCGACTACATACGCCTTAATAGGTGCTTGACCTCCTAAAGTTGTTGCTAATTGATTAATTCCACTTGCTCCTATAACATTTGGACTAGCATTAGTCGGTGTTGGTATTGCAATAGTTGAAGATGGAGGTGTAATTGATTGTGCACTTGGCAAACTAACTCCTCCTCCTCCTCCTCCATTTGGTGTTTTAACTTCTAATATTTTTTTAATGTTTAATAAACCACTTGCAATAGCAACTCCTCTAAAGACATTTCCTAAAATTGGAGATGCAGTTGTTGGAACTGGTAGGAAAGCACTTTCATATGCTTTCTGTGCTGATGTATATGTCGAAATGGTTGCCGATGCTACTGCTAGTGTTTTTCCTACTGCTGTACTCTCTCCAGCCATTTGTGATGCTTGTTGTAAAGCATTTCCAATTCCAGCAAGTTGTTGTTGCTTTGCTTGTAACTGTAATTGGTCTAGTTTCTTTTCTGCTTCTACTGAATCCTTTCTTATCTTTACTCTTTTGCTTTCGCTTAATGTTTTGTCAGATAATAATAATGCTTCACGATCTAAAATTAATTGTTTTTTTTGCTCGAACGATGTTGTATCATCTGCTAATTCTAATTCGAGCATAGCTAGTTTTTCTTCTTTTGCTTTCTCGTCTTTTGTAGTTTGCAGTTCTGCGTCTTGTATGTCAAAATTAGCTTGTAGATTTTGTCTAGCTACTCTTTTTTCATTCTCACTAGCATTGTCATTTGTTAGTTCTAACTCTAATTGTTTTCTGGCTCTCTCTTGAGTAAGTGCTAACTTTTCTTCGTCGGTCTTTGCTAATAAAGTTTTTCTATCTTCTTCAAGTTTATTATTTAAAGCTAGTAATTTGTCAGCGTGAGATTTTTCTAATGCTTCCTCTTTGTCTTGAAAATCTTTTATAATTAATGCTTTAGCTTCTGCCTTTTCTTTTGTAGATAACTTTATTAAATCCAGTTCAGCTAATGCTCTGCTTTTTTGAAGTGCTAATTTTTCTTCTTCGGTTTTAGCTTCCATATTAGCAATATCATCTCTATACTTTTTTTCTAGGTTTGATAATGATTGTTTTTGTTGTATAATAAACTGTTTAGCTTTTTCATTATCAGCTTCTTTTTTTTGTGTTGCTTTGTCTGTAGCTTGTTTTTCGGCTTCTTTTTCTGCAACATAAAAATCTGCATCAGCATTTTGTTTATCTCTACTATTTTTTTGTCGTAAATCCATTAGCTTTTGCATATTGGTCTTTACTTTTTCTAATGACTTTTGTCTATCCTCTTCAGTTAAATCACTATTTTTAGCAACTGCTAAATTTTCTGCTTCTAATAATTTTAACTCTTCATCAATTCTATTTTTTTCAGATGCTAAATAACTATCATTTATTTTTTTTAACTCTTCTTTTGATGCTCCATTTGCTTTAGCATACTTTAAACTAATATCAGTAACAAACTTTGCACTTTCCCCAACTTTATCAAATGAATCAGATTGAGCATCTAAAACTTTATTTAATTCTCCTACTGCCTTTTCACTTTTCTTTTCTGCACTAAAGAAGTCTGATAGTACCGTAATAAGCTCTCCTAATGCAATAACTAATAAACCTACTCCAGTAGATGCTATTGCACCTTTTAATCCTTTTAAAGACAAATTTGTAAGGTCTATACCTTTTGCTCCATTTATAAAAGCATCAGACAGACCTCCAGTAGCTTGACTTAATTTTTGAGTAAGTTGTCCACTTTGTAAAATTTGCTTTCCGTAGTCAACAGACTTTTCTTTTGATGCGGACACACTCCGGTCAAGTTTAGTAAATGATTTCTCTAAACTATTAACTCCTTCTACAGCTTGGCCAGTTTCAACTTTTACTTTAACCTCTACTTCTTGTGCCATTTTATTTTTTTAATTGGTTTAACAGCTTCTTTAAATGTTTCTGGCAATTTATATTTTCCTTTTGCTATTGCAATTAATTCGCTTTCGTGTTCAAAATCTAATTTCAAACATTCTAATATTTGTTTTATCATACTGCTACTGTTCTAAAATCACTTAATAGGTCTAGGTTTACTATTCCAGTTGTAAGGTCAGTTGTAAATTTATTTATTAAATATGCTTTTTGATATAATATAATTCTATCGTTTAATCGTAAATTCAAAATAAGTGATGGTGTTAATTTTGCTCTTACTTTTAAATTTCTACTTTTAGGATTGTAAACATTAGCTAAATATTCTTTGTAATAATCAAAATATAAACCATTCTCTATTGGTGTACCTCCAAAAGTTGAAGTTTCATATCCAAAATTCATTGAATGACTTAAACTATCAGCTCCAATTATATCTTGACCAAATACTACATTTGAATCTAAATTTACTATTGTATTTGTATCTACTTTTTTAACTTTTACATTTGAAATATTAAAAATATCATTACGATACAACAAAACTGGTTTAGGTATTAACTTTGTAATATAATCAGTCTTCAAATAATATCCTAATTGTAAATCATCTGCTACAATTTTATTAAACAATATATTTTCAAATGGTAAAGTAACATCATATTGACCTCCATCGCTGTTAAATGTCGCTTGTAATTCTCCATACTCTAAACCGTTATATTGAAAGAATAAAGAATTCATAAAGTTTTCAGATTTTTGATATTTAAAAACAATTTTACTAAATCCTTTTATCCTTTCTAAATCGTTTTTGTCCTCAACATAAGATGTTAAATCTCTATTTGTTCCATTCAAATAATACTGGTCTAATGGCTCTATTGTATAAATATTATCAACTTCATTGTAGATTGTTAAATTAAAAGTTTTTAGTATTCCACTAATAAAATCAATCACTTTCATATCTGGAGCATAACGTGGAGTATCTAACATACCTTCAAATTCCATATTATAAGTCCTAGATTGCATTAAAAATTTATTAACTCCATCGTTCATTATTCCTCGCACTCTAGTAGCAAATTGCTTCGTACTTTTTGCTTTGAATGTATAATAACCAGCATAGTCATATCCAGCACCATCTTCTTGAAAAATTGGAAATTCTAATAATGTACCAGCAGTTCCAGTTCCAGTTAAAGTCTTATATAAATCAAAACTTTTGTAAACTTCAATAACATAATCTCCACCAGTATCGATTTGAATATATAAACTACCATATTTTGTTCCAGAAAATGGGTTATCTCCAGAAACATAAACTGTGTCTGTTGACAATGTTGCTACAAAATAACCACCGATACTTGTATAAACTCCACCTATTGCACTTGGGAAAGTTCCACCACCAATAAAACTGTTAAAATCTAAATCAACAAACTTTGCAAAAAAAGTAAATAATTCACTATTTTTAAAGTGCATAAATAATTCAGAAAATCTTTTTGTATCAAAAAAATTACTTTGAAAAATTACATTGTATTTATAAGCAATAGCATCAAATATTTTCTTAACTCTAACCGCTGGAAACAAATCAGTAGTCAATATTGCACCAGTTGTAGTTGTAATATCATTAGCTGCTGCACCTTGATTATACTGCCAATATCTATCACTAGAAATTAAAGGAAAACTAATATCGTTATTATTACCCTTTATCCTATCATAAACTTCCGTAGGTGTATAATAAAAAGATACTAAATTTGTTAAACTTTTTAGATAATCTTCTTTTATTAAATCTTTTAAATTTACTAGCTTACCAAAAAAAGTAATATTATAATTTTTAGGTTTACCATTTTCAATCTGTACTTTATTTAACTGTACGTTTCCAGTTTTAAAAACTTTTGTATCTACTAATAAAGTTGCATCAATTCTATTATTAGCATTAATCGAGTTATCTAAAAAATTTTCATACCAATGTTTGAAAATCTTATTATTAATTTTATCGCAAGGAACTGAAAACGATTGTGAAAAGTCTGTCGATGTTTTTGATATGTCGATGATATTTTGAAGTTGTGATGTAACAGAAATAACTTCATCTTTGAATAAAGTAACTCTTTGACCAGCAACCAAAAGTTGAACACTAATCATATAAAGTCATTTATTAAATTAAAGTTATATTCTAACTCTATTGTATAATTAATATTCTTTTCTTTGATTGCTTGTTTCAATACTGTTGTTTTATTTTTTAGCATAACTGGTAAACCATCTAGGGTAATTGTCTCACTCAAAAATAACTGCTCTATTAAAATGTTTGTGGACTCTTCTACAAAGCCAGTATTAATTGTAATAGATTTGTTTCCATTTGTATTGTATGTTTGTTGTTGTCCTATATTAGCATCAAATGTAGTATAGTTTTGATTGCTTTTAAATTCTATACCTTTTACGTCTATTGTCTCTTGCTTTGCTTTAAAACAATAGATATGCTCCCACCCTCCCAGCTTACCAATAAAAGATAAAAGCATAGGATTATATTTATTTTCACATACAAAATTGACTTGCTTTTCTGTTAGCTTTGTAGCACCGTTTTTAATTCTAAAAAAATAATTGTCTGTTAAAGCAGAACCATTTGTTAAAATTGGAATCCTATACATTTCAATTCCAGAAACTGTTGTTAAGTTGTAACCGACTATACCATTTTCTATTGTGATTGCACCCACTAAAACATCCTTGTCAATTAATAAATCTATGTAAGGATATTTATAATTAGCATCAAAATCTTTTATAGGTAAATTTTGTTCTATATTAGCATCACTAGCAAAATAATATCCTAAATTATAAGTTACAGTGTTAGTATTTTGTAAACCAAATTGATAACTATTATAGGCATTTACTGCTACATAATTTAAAGTTTGGTCTAGTATAAAATTAATATCAGTTTTATAGTAGGTTTTAACTTGAACATTGCACCACATCAACCTACTTTCTTGCTGGTTAATTGTTCCATTTGTTATTGGCATAGTAGCAGTTAAAAACTCTTGAATTTCATTTGCTAAATTATAAACGCCAATAGGGTTTGCCACACTTACAATCTTTGAACTAAATGTATAGTTTGGCGTTGCTGGAATGCTATCTGGTTTATTCCAGATAAATAATTCTACTTTAGTTTCTATTTGACCAGCTACTTTTATAATAGCAGAAAATGGACTTCTTGCTTTAATTATTTTCATTTGTTTTTAAAATTTGATTTTATAATAAAATCCACACTAGATTTTACATCAAGTGACATAGCTTCTTTTAATTGCATCGGTATTATTCCAATATTTTTTTTTACTGCATCTGTTAAAAACAAACTCGGTTTTATTCCATTATTAAATATACTTCTTGCTATTGCAAATTGAATTCCTTTTCGTGTTTGAAATTGTCCTTTATTATTTCTAGGTGCTATTCCTCTAATAACAATCCAACTATCTAATGCTGATGGTGGTGGCATTTTATTTGTATAACTATATGGAGTATCATATTTTTTCTTTACTCCACTAACTCCTTTGTCTATAAATGCTCCGTACTTTTCAAATTTAATATTTAATTCTATTGACCTTTTTGAAACTTTTATATTTTGAACTTCAATACTATTTAAAAGTTTACCACTTGCAACTTTGTCTCTTGAAGTTAAATTTGCTTTTGCATCTACTACAACCTTGTTTCCAAATTTAGTAAGAGCAGATTGTAAATTTATTGTATCTAACATTTGCTTATATCATTTGGAACTGTCAATGTAAATGTAGTCTGATAACCAGCTAACATATTTCCATCTTCTTTATTTATAAAATCTGATTGTGGATTTCCCTCTAATTGCCAACCATTATGAAATATTGTACTTTGTTTCAATCTCGCTACTAATCTGTTAATCACATAAAGTTGGTTAGTCCAAATATAAATTAGATTGTCATTTCCATAAATATCATCTGCTGGTAAATCTTTTGAAACTTCTACTATATCTAAATTAAAAACAGTAACGTTAAAAGACAAAGAATTATCATTGTGTGTAACATTTTCTAAAGTAATATGTGCCATTGGAAATATAGTCATTTTTGCTAGGTCAACTTCTGTCAAAGTTCCTTGTGTTACTTTGTTGCAAAATGGATTTGTTTGAAGTTCGTTTCTTATAGCTTCAATAACTCTATACAATGCTTCAACTCCTCTTAAATTATCTGCCATTTTTTCTTTGTGCTTTTTTTAATTCTTGTGCTTCTTTTTTTCTCTTTGCTATTTTGTAACACAAATTTTTTAAGCATTTGTGCATATTCATATCTTCTATCTCTTCATACTTTGTAAGGTCTCCTCCAGCAAGTTCATCGATTGTTGCATACCAATTCCACTCTCTACTAAATTGACTTGATTCTGAAAGGTCATCTTCTCCACTCCCTCCAAAGACTTCATTATATAGTTCGTACAATCCAGTCCTAAATTCCAAAAAAAAACCATTGAACCAACTACTGCTGACATTGGCATTTGCATTAAAGCATCGTGGTATGTGTCTCCTTTGTATTTTTCTACTAAATACTTATCATTTAACTCTACTGTTATTGGTCTATACAAAACTCCCATTGAAGTAATGATTGTTTCCCAATCAGATATGTTTGTAATCAAATCTAATAATTCTCCATAAGGCATATCATCAAGTTTAGGCAACCAACCAAATTGAATATCACCTACTTTAAATTTTTTAACCAGTGATGGCTCTTCTTTTATAATGCTTGATAATTTCTCTACAATAGAACTTACAAACGTATATTGTATATCTAAAACTTCAACGTGTGTAAGGTTACAAAATATCTCTAGCATTTTTATTTCTAAAAAACTTTCTTGCGTTTGCTTTTCTGCATCTTTTATAGCTTGTAAATATCTCAAATATTGTGATAATGTAATATCAGCTAATGAAGTTGGTACTGTTACTTTCATATTAGTATAACGTATTAATTAATTATTTGCGTGAGATTATCTTATTGCATACTTGCCATAGTTAGGCCTTGCTAATTTATCGTACAAGCCATAACGAACTGCATCTATTGTGTGGTTAAACATATCTACCGGAACATTTAAAACTACTCCGTTCTTGTCCTCTTGCCATTTATAGTTTTTAAATTCCTTAATCATATTTAAACTGTCAGAAGTTATGTTTAGTCTATATCTCTTCATCATATCAATTCCAATATTAACACTACCTTGACCTTTCGTTGCTGGTTTAATATTCCACCCCATACGATATAACTCTTCAATTGATTTTGGCTCTGCACTATCAGCAAATATTTCTTTGCGTTCTATTCCTAGAAGTCTTAAATGGCTATCAATATCTTTATTAGTCAGTCCAGTTTTAAATAGAAGCTCCCGGAGGTACAAGTCGTCTCCTTGTTTCCAAATACCAACTAATGTGGTCGGGTCATTCGTAAAACCAAAGTCCATTCCGTAAGATAGAAAGTCTGCTGTCTCCGGGATGGCTTGACAGTCATTAATTCTAAAGATAATTGATTTGCTAGTTCCTACTTCTCCAAGACCATAAACTCTCCAGTAGTTATCATCGATGTCTTTTAATCTTTCAATCTCCTTAATTGTTTCCTTGTCTAAAAAAGGATTGTCTAGGTAGTTTGTTATGAAGAAGTCAACGTCATCTCTTGGTTTAATCTTGTCGTAAATAAAGTGAAACTCATCTGATGGATTGTAGTCTATTATTACTCTACCAGTAGTTCTAAAAATTAACTGTTGCCAGTCTTCGAAATACATTTCGTTGGCCTCGTTAACGTAAAGTAAGTCCCTTTTCCGACCTCGTAATTTTTGAGGTTGGTCTAAGGATATAAATTCAATAAGGTTTCCGTTAAGCAAGTATTCCGAGTTGCTTTTGTTATGGTACTCTTCGTTGTATAAATCGTACTTTCTTAATATTTCAAAAAAGTCACGCATACAACTTGAACGGAGTGCTGGGTAAGTTTTTCTGCAGATGGTAACAGTAAGTCCAACATTCTCAGTCGTGTACTTAAAAATTATCCACATAAGAATATTGTAGGTCTTCCCACTTCGAGTGCCACCTTGCTCTATTACAATTCTCTTGTCACTTTTTATTAAGTGTTCGAAAACAATGTTAGTCTGTATTTTCTGTTTTTCTGCCAATGATTTCTATTTCAAATTGTTTTAGTTCGTGCTTGTTATCTGATTCTATAAACTGCATTGATAACTTCTTGCGTTCATCATCATCACATAAAACTTTAAAAGCTGATATTTGTAAAGTTGGATTCTCTGATGCAATCCATTTATTAATCATATAACTAACTGCTTTTGTTTTGTTTATAGTAATGGCCTCTTTTATACTTTCTGATTTATCTAATTCTAGATTATAAAACTGTGCAGATTTGAGGTCTAAGTAATGCGAAAAGATATGTTGTATCTTCATTACTTTGTGTTTTATAATTACTTCTAGTATTTCTTTTTCGTGGTGCTCTTTTGTCTTTCCCATATTAATAGTAATTAAAAATATATCCTTTGGCTGTCTTTTGTTTCTCTTTGCAACATTTTAATATTATGTCTCTTTTGATGTTTAATTGTTTGCTGGCATCTGTAACAGAATTAAATAATTTTATTTTGTCTCCTTCTAAACTCTTTTGTAATACTTTCATAATTTTTGTTTTATAAAAAAACACATTGAACCATCCAAACAATGTGTTTTACTCCTTTAGTATTTTGCAAACATTTTATCTCTCTAATAAATGTTTTTGTAAGAACGTGATGATTTTTAATTTATCGTTTTAAAGTACTCTCGCAAGTACATATTGAAATAATAAGTTTTGTCTTTTAGACCTCTTGCTAAAAAATATCTCTTATAAAAGTACTCCATTCTTTTTGATGATTAATTTATCATCTAGCTTTTTCATTCTATCAATTATAACTTGGCAGTATCTTGGGTCAAACTCTATAACATAGCTTTTTCTTTTTAGTTGCTCACAAGCCACCATTGTCGTTCCAGAACCACCAAATGCATCAATTACTATGTCTCCTTGCTTTGATGAGTTTTCTATTTGATAAGAAAATAATCCGATTGGTTTCATTGTAGGATGCTCTCCATTTCTTTGTGGTTTATCCCATTCAATAACGGTTGTTTGCTTTCTATCTGAATACCATTTATGACTGTCTCCTTTTAACCAACCATATAAACAAGGTTCGTGTTTCCATTGGTAATCTTGTCTTCCCATTACCATTGAATTATTCACCCATATTAATTGTTGTTTTAAAAGCCATCCAGCATCAACCATTGCTTTGGCAAAGTTTATTATTTCTGAAGATGCGTGCCACACATAAATTGCACCACCTTTTTTTACTACTGTAGACTGTGCAGTGTAAAAGTCGTAAAGAAACTTATAAAAGTCATCGTTGCTCATTGAGTCGTTTTCAATAGTAAGAGCTTCTTTTGTTTTACCTTCGTAAGCTACGTTGTAAGGTGGGTCTGTTATAACCATATCAGCAAGTTGTCCTTGCATAAGTTTCTCAAAAGTGTCTGTTTGAGTACTGTCTCCACAAAGTAATCTGTGCTCTCCAATCTCGAATAAGTCTCCTAAAACAATATCGGTTTCACTTCCACCTTCCGGAACATAAAAGTCGTCGTCTTCTGCCTCTACCGGCTCTGTATTAAAATCAACTGGCAAGTCTAGTCCCCACTCTTCTAACTCTTCTGCATTCCATTCATTTGCTAATATATCCCAGTCCCACTCTCCACCGCTGGTGTTGTCTTTTATTAAAAACTCTCTTTGTTGCTCTTCTGTGAGGTCTGTTATAATTATAGGCACTTCTTTTAGGCCAGCTTCTTTGCAAGCTTTAAAACGCATATTTCCACCAAGTATGACCATATCTTGATTAACTACTATTGGTCTGATGTCTAGCATTTCCGGGAAGTCCTTTATTGACTGTACAAGCTTTTTAAATTTGTCGTCTTTTATTAATCTTGGATTGTTAGGATTAATCTTTACTTCTGAAACTTTTACTATTTTATTCATACAGTCATATTTATGCAGTTATTAATTTGATTTAATTGCTCTTCATTATCTATTGATTTAATTTTTTGCAGAAGCAGAGATTTTACACTTGTACGACCTAAAATTTTATCTTTCAATTCTCTTATATCTTCTCTTCTGCTTAATACTTCATCAAATATATTAACTGAATGTAATACGCTACAATGATGATAGCTTTTACCTTTTTGTCTAAAAGTATCTCTCACTTGATATAACGTATAATTTAATTCTTTGTGCAATATGTAACAGTAAAGTGCTCTAGCATCAACCAGATTTAATTTCCTTGAATTCTGATACAAATCTAATTTTAGTGCTGAACTAATTTGGTCAGCAATATGTTCTTCTTTTGTCATAATTTTTCTATTTCATTTTTTACTTCTTGCCAGTATTCGTTGTTATAATAATCCTTATTTAATATTTCATCAACTGCTATTAATGCACATTGTTTATAATATTCAAATTCAAATTCTTTACCTTTCCAACTTAATAAAGAATATTTTTTAATCAACTCTTTTGCTTTATCTTTTGGTGTCATTCTGTTTTTAATTTTAATAGTTGATAGCACTCTAAAAACTTCTCACGTGCTTTATTTCGATAGATTTTTTTGTATAGACTAAATACTGCTCTAATGTAGGAATAGTTGCTTAAACAGTCCTTAAATACCTTTTTACAGTATGCTTCTCCATAACCTTTGCAGTAGTTCACATTGTCGCAACTGTCTCCAGTTATCATTTGAGTCCAAAAGTTACGCTTTGCTTCTGCTTCTGATATATCATAAAAACATTGTTTTTTATAGTGATAGTCATAAATTAAGCAAGGGAACTGTTTATAATCTTTGTCGATTGAAACAATCATAACTTCATCTCTACCAAAAGTATCAGTTAATGTTTTCCAATAGGTAGCAACTACATCGTCTGTCTCTACCCCGTTACCTCTAATAGCTTCATATTTGTCTATGACATAATACTGCAAATCATTTAATATTGGAGGGACTTCTCTGTCTATTCTGTTTGCTTTGTATGTTTTACTTATCTGTTTGCGAAAGTTGCCTCTTGCACCAGCAAATGTAATTACCTTATCAACTTCGTGATCCAGTTCAATAGTATTGATTATTTTCATTACTACCTCGTTGTATTTGTCTTTGGCCTCTTCGATGTTATGGTAACCGGTATCCTCTGGAGTTTCTTTTTGCTTATAACAACTACTCCAGATTAAACTGTCTGCGTCTATTAATACTATCATTAGAATAATTGTGTTTGGTTAATATTTGATTTTTCTACTATGCCTCTAGCAATATTAAAAATAGTTTTACCAGCTTCGTAGTCTACTAGGTTTCGTGCCATTTTTCTAATTGACTGTTTACCTTTGTATTTATAAAAATCATAATCGTGAAAATTACATAATCTGTTTACTTCATCTCTACCAACTGAAATCCCTATTGCTGGTCTTTCTCCAATATCATTTGGCAGTTTAAAGTTTGTCCAGTATAAATGCCTACCTCTTTTTTGTGCTGGTATTAATGGCTCATAATAAGGTATTACATTCTCAACACAATATTTACCTTCAAAAAAATTATCTAAAAAAATAACTTCTTGATACAAACTCATTTCTGGATATTGCATTTTAATTTTATTTTTATTTGACATTACTAACCTACTATGGCTAGGGCAAGGAGGCGAACTCCATATAAAATCGAACTCTTTGTAATGGTCTAATAAGTATTGGTGTGCATCAGCTACAATAACAGTATCGTTTGGAAATCTCTCTTGGTATAATCTAGCAGCTTCTGGGTCGAGTTCAACTGCTGTAACTTCACAATCAGTCCATTTATAACGATTGCCTCCTAAACAAGCATATAAATTTAAAACTTTCATATCGTTACAAGTCTAGTTATTTCCTCTATTTGCTGCTCTAGTTCTTTTTTGGCTCTTTCTCTGTCTGCTATTATTTCTTTGAGTAGAGCTTCTGTTTTGATTAATTCATTCATATTATTTTAGTTTTAGTTATTTTACAAAGATAATCTTTTTTAGTTTATTAACAAATTTTTAGTATTTATTTTTAATCTGTACATCCTCCAGAGTTACAAGTTGAACCTCCTCCAAAAATAAAGTCAGATTGTAAACCTATTTTTTTAATATTAAAATAAGAAATTTTACTTTTCCATTTTCTATTATTTGTTTCTTGCTCTGCAAACCATTGCATCTTTAATTGTTCATCTTCCCAGTTTTTACGAAGTTGTTGTACTGGTTTATGAAAACATCCAACGCAATTACTATCTGTAGGAAATATCAAATCAGTTGATAAACTCCATAGGTAAACTTGATAATGGTCTATTTTATCTCTTACTAAAGGATAATCTAATTCTCTATATTTTTGAGTTATCCATTTGTTTCTACCATTATCAGATAAACCATTATGAAATTTAAAATCTGTATTATTATAATTTACTCTGTTTTCTTCATCGTATCTAATTCCTAATCGAGTTGAAACAATTTCTTTTATTTCATTTCTACAAAAGTTTGCAATAGGTTTAATTTTCATTTCAGTAGTGCAAAATCGAGTTATACTATTTGGAATATATTTTTTCCTTTTAATAACTTCTTCAAATGTTTCTCCAGTAAGCCAAGTTATTTCACTTCCTATAAACTGCTCTAAATCTAAAACAACTTTTAAAGTCAAATCGCTTTCTGCTGTTGCAATAAATTCAATTCCTATTTTATCAGATACTAATTGAATTAATTTTTTATCTTTAGGACTGTATCTTTTATCTTCTATTCTTACAAGTGAAAATACATTATAATCTGCTGGATAGTGCTTTGCTAAATACGATGAAGTTTTACCGCCAGATATACTATTTAAAGTTTTCATATTAATATTTATTAATTATACTTGCTTGACTTTCTGAAATCATATAGCATTGCTTATCTATTAATTTGGAATTTCCGAACTTCTCATTAACTTTACAATTTATAGAAGTTGGAAATGGTAATACCAGCTTATCTAAAAAATATAGATAGTTTCCTTTGCAGTCAAACACATAGTAGAACTTCATACACTTTTCTGCCATTAACTTATCATATTTGTATTTTTCTAAAACTTTAATAGAATAATATTGATACCTTAATTTAAACTCTATAACACAATCAAATCCTTTTGGTGTTTTGCCTTTCGCATCGTAGTGTTCAAATGCTCCACCAGTCCATTCAAGTTCCCAGCCATCTAAATTCATTAATAAGATAATTCCTTTTTCCCACTGGTGGTGTGATGTTTCGTTACTTTCCATTTTCAAATGCTTTGTTAATTTCATCAATCATAGCTTGTATTTTTTCTGGAGAACATTTACAGACATAGTCTACTGGCATATCTTTTAGTCTAGCATATATTTCACAAACTTGTTTGTACTCATCATTTTCAAGATAGTTTTTAGTTTCTTTTCTAAACTGTTCCCAATAGTTATAGTCTTCTTGTATCATTTTCTTGTAAATTTAAAATCATTCATTTTTTGTTTTCTATACTCGCAGTTGCAGTTTGGATTGATTTTTTTTACTAGCCACTTAATTCCAGTAACTGTAAACAACCACTCCATTTTATCTCCTAGCATCATCTTTTAATTTTTTTAAGTTATTGTTTAAAAAAAAAGCGTAAGACATTCTGAATTTTCCATTAGGACAGATATAGAAAATTAAATCTAGTAATTCTATTATTATCCATACTTTTATTTTTTTCATAGCCCTTTTTCTTTTTTATAAATTTCTAAATGTTCTTCCATTGTCTTATATCGCATTACATCATATTTTAAATTATTAAACCACTCTGCAAATCCAATAGCAAATTCATCTGCTACTTTTTCGCATTCTTCTGCTAATTCTAAATGATTATATTCATAATACATTCTATTTTCAGATTCTCTAATATCAATGTTTGTAATTATTCTATCGTTTAACTTTTCTTTTAGTGTCATAATCTTAATCTTTTAATTTCTAGTGATACTTCATTCCAGTAGTTGCAAACATTTGTTTCATTTCTTTTTCTGCTTTGTGTTATTATTCCATTTACTATTTCTTTTAAATAATCGTAAGGATATTTATTTAAAAGTAATACTGCTCTTTCAGTTGCAGTAAATTGTTCTATTAGGTTAAAAATCATCTCTAATTTGTCTTTTAATAATGTTAATAGTGTTTCTTATACTCCAGTAGGATATATTTAATTCCTTGCTTAATTTGGTAACATTTCTTTTTTCTACCAGCACTAATTGATAAAGTGATTTGATGTAATATAGTTGTGCTTTCTCTTCTGTATAACCTTTGATGCTATCAATTTTGTTATCTATAAAAATAACCCAACTAGCAACTTTTTGTTTCTTCAGATAAAAATCATTTGTCTCGATATATTCATCATCATCTATAAAGTCTATGTCTTCATTTAATTCAATTAATATCATTCTATCAGCAGTTCTAATATTGCTAGTGTACATATTTTTTAAAGTAACATAAACAAAATAGAAGTTTATGCTTGTCTCATCATACATCAAATCATTATCTTTTCTTAAACTATAATCGTATAACTTGAGATACATATCTTGCACATAATCTTCTGCATTGTCTTTTGAACAACCAAAAGAGGTCATATATTTTATCCATAGTGTGTGCTTTTCTCCAAGTATCTCAAGTATATTTCTCATAAAAAGTTTAATTGGCTTTCCTTAATAATTCTTAATATTGATTTTCCATTAATACTAAAACCTACATTGTTTTGTAAAGCAACAATCTCAATAGGATTGTCAATAGCAGTTGGTCTACCTCCAGTTTCAATTTCTTTTACTTTTCTAATATGTATCATAGTAGTTGTATAAAGTTGTGGATGCAAAGTTAGTCTGTGAATTACAATAAAATCATCTGCTCTGTTTACAAATTTTCCTCCACCCTCTACATCACTTGCCATTGGTGGTAAAGGATGTCCAGCAAACTGATGGTCATTCTTATAAACCATTCTTAAAGCATTAGTATTTGCGTGAGTATTTAACCAAAGTGAAACTTTATTTTCTTTGCAAAACATTCGCATCTCTGTACACGCTTGATAGTCATATTCGTGACCTCCTAAATTCTTCATTTGCTCATTGTCTTTAACCAGTGCATTGTACGGATCTAAAAGAATACCATTGTAGTTAAATCCTTTCTTTACTTCTTTGAACATTACCAGTGCAGTATGATAGTCATACATAACTGAATTATCAACAAACTTAAAATGCTTATTTATAAAATCTGTATGCTCTTTGAAGTTGCTTTCAGAAATTAAATTAATTGGTGTTTCGTCTAGGAACTCAACCAGCTTTCTAATTAAAGAGTAACTGTCATTTTCTGTACTACAAACTAACCATTTTAAATCGTGCTTTAAAGAATAGCATAACATTAAATACAGTATAGAAGTAGTTTTTCCCACGTTTGCGTGACCAAGTACAATATTGAAATTTGAGGTCTTAAAACGTATGTATTCGTCTAATTCTGGTATATCAAGTTTCAAACCCTCTTTTAGTTTTCCACTTCTAATATTACGGATAATATCTAATTGGTCTTTATAATTTATTAACATAATTTATTTTTAGTGATTATAAAAAAAGCTGGAGTAATTAACTCCAGCCATATTTTTTTTAAAATGGTAAATCATCATCTTCAACTTCTCCAGTATTTGGATTTAATGATAAATTAGAATTTCTGTCTGGCATAAAGCTACTAGCAGATTTTTCTTTCTCTCCAGTAGTTATTTTCCAAGCAGTAAGATTAACATAATACTTTCCTTGCCATTCGCTACCTTGCACATTAATTGATACTGTTACAAATTGTCCTATTTTGTAGCCATCTAATACATTACATTTATCTTGAGTAAAATCGATCGGGATAGATTGAGGATATTGGTTATCAGTTTTTATAACTAACTGTCTTTTCTTAAATCCTTTTGCTCCAAATGTTTCTGTTTGTCCGATAACTATTATTGTTCCTTGTAATTCCATTTCTATTTGCTTAATAATTTAGATTTAACTTCTTCAGACAGTTTGTACTTTGTTTCTACAATAGCAATATCTCCACCACCATCAATATAATCTTTAGCTTTCAAAAAAGCATCAGAGTCAATTACCATAGTTACCTTTTCTTTTACTGTTTTTGGCTCATTTCCGTGCTTATTAGTTGCATCTGCATCAGAAGTATCATCAATCAATAATAAGTTGCCTAAAGCGTACTTTTTACCATAACTAGAACTACTGCCATATCTTTGTGCAGTTGCCATTCCTTTTTGCTCTAAATCAACTCCAACAATAGATTGACAATCTATACTGTCTTGTGAGTTACAATCCCAAATAGTTGCAACAGATGCCATAATAGGTGGATTTGCATTTATCAATGTTTCGTTTATAGTAAAATAAACTCCATACTTTTCATTGATTGGTTTTAATGCCTCTAATATGCTTTCAGCACTTCTGTAATAATAGTTTCCGAATTTATTATAGCTTCCTTTTTTAGCTTTAAATTCAAACTGTATCATACTTAATTTTTGTCTTAAAGTAAAATCTGATAAATTAATCTTTTCCATTTTTTTATTTTTTTGTTAGTGTATAATTAAAATTATTAATAAAATTGTAATAACCAGCCATATTATTGCTGACTACTTCTGCATCTCGAACTTCTATGCTCAGTGCTAGTCGTTCGTTTAAATCTGTCAATCTTGCATTTTCCATTCGTAATGCTTCGTTTGACTGGCTCAAATAATTTAGCAATTCATCGTTGCTACTGCTTTCAAATCTTTTGTTCATTGTTTTTTGTTTTTAGTGTTCATTATTAATTTCTGTAAATTCGTAATATTCATCATAGTACAAAGAATATGTCAAATATAAACTTTTGTTTTGATATTTTGTTAATAATTTATCTGCTTCTTCTTTTGTCAAAAAAACAGTATGTGGATAACCCTCCTCAAGAAGTACCCACCGAGTATCTAGTTTTTCCATACTAACTAAATTTTTCATAGAGTTCATAAACCATTTGTGCATCTCTATTTAATTCATCTAGCTGGTCTCCATCCATTGGCACTCCATCATAGTCGCCACTTTCAATATAAATATCTGCTAGGTCTGGATAATCACTCCAGTCAATTCCACAAAATTCTAAATTTGTAAATAATTCAATATTCATCTTATTCGCTTTTTAATTGTTCGTACCATTTCTCAAACTTTATTGAAACATAACTACTGCTAAATTCCTTTCGTTGCTCTTCTTGTGCTCTTCTCCAGCATCCTCTTAATTGTTCTTTTTCAATTTCTTTGGCTTGTCTAACTGCTACTAAATTGTTAATTTCTCCAATTAGTAATCCTTGTGATTTTAGTTTTTCTAATAACCATTCTACTGCTGTTTGTTTCATTTTATTTGTTTTTAAATTTATCTCTCAATTCTGATACAACGTGTATTGTAGAGAATACAAGTATTATTAATAAAAATGGTGTTTCCATAATCTTATTTGTTTTTAAATTGTTAGTCTTTATTTTCAAAATAAGTTATTACTGCTCTATCAAACTCTTCTCGCATATCTTCAATAAGATATTCTGCATCTACGCCATTAATTGTAACATTATAAATTTCCCACTCTTCATACTCTTCTGGGTCTTCATAAGTTGCCGACATACCAGCAGTATAATTATAATTAAATTCAAATTCTATACCTCGAAATTCTATGCTATCATTTAGCTTCTTTAAATTTGCCATCTTTAAATGTTTTTACGTTAATTTTTGCTACTTTTTTTTCTGTGGTTACTTCTTTAATATGAAACAGAACTTCTATGTGAGTAAGTTCTTTGTCTCTTTTAAATACTTCTACCATTTGTTCGTAAATTAGTTTATAGTCCTCAAAAGTCATAATTAAAAATTTACTATTGAATAATTGTCTTTCGTAAGAATAATGTGGTCTAATAAAAATATATCAAACAACTTTAATGCTTCTCTAACTTTCTTACTCACTTGCTCATCTGCATCACTTTGCTTTGTGTTTCCACTAGGATGATTGTGTGCTATAATTACACTAGTAGCTAAAGACTCAACTGCATACTTTGCAATAATTCTAACATCTACTACTGTACTAGTAATACCACCTTGACTAATCTTTGCATAGCCAATAGTCATATTAGCATTGTTTAAGAGCAGAATGAAACAACTTTCGTATATTTCTATGTCGTCTCCATAAAACTGTCTAATAACGTCTACTGCATCGTAACTTTCCCTAATTTTTACGTTAGGGAAGTTAGTCTGCAAACTTTTTAATTCAAACTTTTTCATTATACTTCTTTGCTTAAAATAATTCTACAATCACCATTTTTAAATTCAAATTCATTTGGATTGTCTGCATATACATAATCATACTGTTCAAATCCTTTTAAAAGTACATAAGCGTGTATTTCTTCTGTGTAATTTGCTCTTAATTGAATTTCCCATCTGGATATATCCATTCTCCAAAACTTCTCTAGGTCTAAACCTAATGCAATCAATGTTCCTAAATTCTTGTTCATAATTTCTGTTTTTTAGTGATTAAATATTAATTAAAATTCTGATAATAAAATACAAGCCTATAATAACTCCCGTTACTATCTGTGGCCGTTGGTGTTGTAAAAAGTGTTTCATATTTTTTTTGGTTTAATTTTAAGCAAAGTTATAAAAAAAGTTTTAATAAAAAAGTTTTATTCGCTTTTTTTTTAATTTATTTTTAAAGCAAAAAAAAAGTGCCAGCATCATAAGATACTAGCACTCTCTCGTGTTTCACTAAAAACAAAAATTATGAATAATTATTACTAACTCATAAGAGTTGCAAATGTATTAATTTATTTTATTTCTTTAATCATAATATCAAATTTTATTTTTTTGGCTATTAGCTCTGCCTTGCTAAATTTATAATCTCTTTTGCTGTCGCTTTCGGATTCCAACTGTTCCACATACTGCTGGCCATATCTTTTTATCAACCCGGATCTATACTGAAGCTCATTTCCGTTTAAAAATCTGTTACACTTTCTGCATTGTTTATGGCAGTTTCTCTCGTCAAAAATTAAACCACTGAATAGCTCTGCTTTAAAATAATGACCACCATCAAACAATTCTGTTTCTTTAACACCACAACTAATGCAAGGCAAGGCCTCGTCACGCATTCTAACCCACTTTTGAAACGATGTTTTAGCTTCTGCCTCATATTTTCCCAAAGTTTTTAGTTTTGCCCTTAAATCGGCTTTTTGTACGTTCCACTCTTTTTTTTGTTTAATAGCTTTTAAGTTGTTAGAGTGAACTATTGCACATTTATAACCGCAGACTACTTGTGCAAACTGAACTGGTGTAAATTTTTCTAAACAAGATTTACATTTTTTTTCTTTTTGCATAATTTAATTTTTAGTGATTTTTTTTTGTAAAAGTAAATATAATTATATTATATTATAATAATATATTAACTAGTATATAATTTATATTATATTAATAATATATTATATTATACTAATAAGCAAATTAAAAAAAAATAAATTAAAATTAAAAAATAGGCGTTTTAAGGCAATAATATTTTTATAATATACAAATACTCCTAAAAACAAAGTTATTTGCTTAAAATCAAAATTATGGGCTAAATTTTAAGTTTACTTGCTTAATTTGTGTGCAAACATTTTTATAATTGTAGATGGCTTTATAAATTTACAAATCAATCGTAATATAAAACCAGCATTGGTTGTTGAAGTAGAACTAGCATAATCTTGTGCTGCATTGTCTAATGACTCTTTTATAGGGTCTGGAA